GCACAAATAGACCATACCATATATGCTCTTATCATCCACTTGCTAACCTCTTGGACTAGGGGGCTCTTCATTGTCATGCCCCTGTAGTTCTTTTTCCACTATAATCTCCTTTTGGTGGAGGCGGAGGGAATTGCACCCTCGTCCTGTACGTTTTTCAATCCGCATCATCGAATTGTACTATATTTATACCATGTTTAAGAGATTTTGTCAACCCTCTTTGAGCAGAAATTCCAGATTTCTTGGGAGGAAATTCTACCCCCTCTACATGAACGTCTTTCCCTATTGAAAGAAAACATACATATGGGCCAGGAATATATTCTAAAACTGTAGACTGCCGAGTTTCTTTGTTATATAACACAATCACATTATAGCCAGTTTGGGTATCTTTCCACATTGCAAGAGGTCTTTCTTTTGCAATATTTGTAACTGCTTCCAATGTTGTTTTAGGATCACCACACATAAGAGGTTTCATTGTACTAATAACTGTAGGTATATTAGGCCTTTGTTTCTGATGTTCTGTCTTTTCTACTTTAGGTTCTATTTTGGGCGATGTGTCTTTGGGTGGTACTGTATTAGTTGTTTGACATCCCATCAACAGAAACACCGCCAACGCTATTGTTAGGTGTTTCATTTTGGTTTCTCCATTCCGTAACGGTTTCTGTTAACGCATCTAGATAGTCATGTTTACATTTTACAAATTCTTGGACTGTTCCATCTTCAGTAACAACAAGGATTACTACTTGATCGATTACAATACCTGTTCTTTCTTGAAACATCTCTGCATACGCAGAGCCTTGAATGTAATAGTTTTCGTTCCAATCGTCCTTACGTTCTTTAGTTGATGTTTTAAAATCTATAACTGACGGCACACCATTGTACTCTGACACACAATCAACTCTACCTGCCACCTTATATTTATCACTATAAAGTCCTGCCTCTTGTGCATAGATATCATCTATATTTTGCAACACCTTTTCTTGTAACTGGGTAAACAAACAATAAGGGAAAAAATCCTTTTTATGTTTTGCCCATTTTGAAGGAAATTTGATAGCCATATTATTGAGGTAATCCTCACACATATGGTGAACCTTAGTCCCTCTAGAAGCTGCCTTTCCAGAAACATAATTGGCAACTTCATCACCAACTCTCTTACGCCATTCATGCAGGCCTGCTTTATTACGAGAAGAAAGCACTGTCGTAATAGATGGATACTCTGCCCCCTCTGGAGTTATATAAAATCTTTTTTTATCTATTGACCTTGTTTGGAGTGGTGGTAAACTCACTGGTACATGATTAAATTCTACTTTTGTCATACACTTCTCATTCTCACTACTAATCGATCTGCTCTATTGGTTACTTGATTGTACCATTGGCTATCGACCATTTCATCTGCGGCTGCTTCCCAATTTCTTGCGTCCACACCACGTTTCATTCCTTTGAATTTACTCAATCGAGTATAGCCCATATTGAACATCATATTCGCCACGATTAATTTGACTTCTTCGGGCAAATGTTCAAACTGGACATATAATCGCTCGCAGTCTGACACAACTGATTCGATATCGGAATCGAAGGCTTCTTGAACTCGATCACTACTGACTTCTGTACCAACGGAGGCTCCACACTCAGGATCATCATCAGTAATAAGATGACCGATACCAAAGGTAGGATAACCAAGATGATCCAAATATACTTCGTACTTACAACCTTCATCATTTGCTAACTCTTCTCTTAGTTGATACATATCCATTATTCTACTCCAATACCTAGTTTCATTTTATTGATAATATAACTACGTACAAAACCAGAACGTACTATGTCACCAATAGTAAATTCTAAGCAATTAAATTCTTCCATCTCACCTAAAATTCTAAGAAAATCATGAAGTCCATTTCTCTCGTTTTGTCTAACCAAATCTGTTTGATCAAAATCTCCACAAAAAACTATCTTGGAATCTTGCCCTATCCTCGTAATAATAGTGTCCAATTCATGAAAATTAAGGTTTTGACATTCATCTACTATAATGATTGAATTGTCAAATGTCAACCCCCTTAGAAACGATGTAGACAAGAAAAACAAGCTCCCTTGTCCTTTTAGTCGATCATACAGAGTATTAAACTGTTGTTCATTTGGCATCTGAAACATGAATTGAACCATGTTCATATATGGCACTTGATACAATGCAGCCTTATCTTCCTCATCTCCAGGCAAAAAACCGATCTCTCTGGTAGGAATAAGTGATCTCACTAATACCACCTTGTTAAAAGGTTTCTTCAAATCCATTACATCCTTTAATGCCAGATATAATGAAATGAAGGTTTTACCTGTACCAGCTGCTCCAAAAAGAAACTGGCATTTACCTTTTTTCCATGTATCAAAGACAATCTTTTGATTGTCAGTGATATGTTTAATAGCGACTAAGCTACTCGCATTAATTTCTTTATTCTTCTTACTGGCCATTCAAGTTCCTCAGTTCTTTCATATGAATCACATACGAATTTTATAAAGTGAGAGCCGGCCGGCCGGCTCTCTGGTACAAATGCGGAGGGACTTCCCAGCTTCCTTGGATGCAGTGCATCTGTGCTGAAGTTTGATTTCTCGCATGTACCTATTCTATTTATATTTTTTAACAATATTTTCTGCCTTAATTTGTGCATTGGTTTTACCACTTCCATACTTATCTGCAAGAGGTGAGTTAGGATGAGCAGCTGCTATTCTAGACATATTTTCATTAAACCCACCATCTGTCTTTGGGCCAACGCCCATAAGATGATCACCTGTAAGTGCTATAGGTTTAAAAACTTGTCTGATTTGGGTATTTTTCTTTAGGAACTTTTCTTTTTGTGCAATAGATAAAGACTCATCCCATTCTATTCCAGAAGATTCATCATAAAATGTGTATGTCGGCATTATATATTCATTTCAAATTGTTTCAAATCATTTTTTTTTTCGTTGATATATCTATGAAGATCATTTTCCAATTCTAAAAGTTGTCTTTTCATATGAACCAATCTCATTGTTAATATTTTTTCTGATATAGTATCAAATGTCAATCTATTAAGTTCTGCATATTCAGAAGGATTTATCAAATCTGTCATATTAACCTCTCGTAATCGTCTTCCCATATAGTTCCAATAAGGTTCTCTATCTTGCACCAAACCACTCCGGCATTACTCTTTTTTTCCATGTCGCAAAACCTGACTTCTCTAATATATAGTAAGTTTGATATGCAGACACAGTATCATCAACTTTACATATTTCCGGCATACATTGTGGTGGATCAGTAAAAGGTAATATTTTAAGATTTTGTGGCTTGACGCCTAACGGATTCCACAACCGTTCTGTTTTATGATGTTTACCATAACGATATGTGTATTCTTCCATAAGATAACACATATGCTGATACAACCATTGATATTGTTTCCAACATGTTCGAGCCCAAATGGCACTAGGATGGTTTTTATGAGTAGCCTTGTACAAACCAAATTTGTTTGCATAACCATCACCATCTAAAACACGATGTGCTGTAGATAACATTTGTGCAGATTCTAGTATCATTTTAACAACGTGTTTATCACACATCATCTGAGCTGCAATCTCAGGGTCACGATCTAAATAAAATATATTCATAATGTAATTATACCTGCTCTAAGTAAAATTGTCAAGACCTCTTTAAAATTTTGTCCCAATATCCCAACGATAAAAAATATGATTACCAATTCTGGTAGTCCGTTTTTTTGTCTTTGCCCAGCCTGGCGTCACATAGTCTGCATGATAAAATAAAGCCCCATCAGTGATATCTATAAAAGGAATATTCTTATCAATCATTGCTTGAGCAATTTTTATAAATTTACTATATACATCTATCTCTTTAGGTATATCACTCTTGCCGTCACAATACCAAGAGAATTGGCATCTATGTCTGATAGGATAAAATTCACCGTTCTTCTTCCAACTTTCTCTAGTTGGGCCTTGTTCGATGACCTCACATATTGTGGTGGGGAATCGTTTATCCTTCATACGATTGAATACAACAGCAGTTACACCAAGCAGACCAGCAGTCCCTTGACCTCTAGCCTCATGATACATGTTGAGTGCAAGACATTCTACTGAACCGTCATGTGGTTGTGCAGCATGAGCAGGAGTGAACAATAACATCCCTGCTATTATTAAATCAGCTGGAGTCATTAAAATATTATGAAGCCGAGTACCAACCCGACAAGTATCCATTCTATCGGTGACATTAAAATACTACCATACAAAACCACCCAGCCCCAAATAAAGACAGAACAAAAATTGCATCAACAGTTAAAGAAATTCTAGTCTTTTCGTCCATTATTCCATTACCTCTATAGTTTCAGTTAAATTATCTTCTTCACACATTCGTAAGAAAAGTCCTTCCTGGCGACCAAACGCTTCGATCTCCCAAGGATAGTCATAGTAATCTATGTCATTCATATCATAAACACTTTTCTTGAATCTTACTAAACTAGGGGTTCTTGAATACTCATACATCTCACCTTTTGCCCACTGTTTCACATGAACCATCTCATGGGCAAGGTTGATAAGTAAGTTTCTCAAACTAACAGCAGAATCCAAATCAATCGAATAACCTCTAGGAGTCCTCGCAGTTTCCCATTCATCCCAGATGCAAAGTCCTTCTGCACCTTCTTTCTCACCCAGATTACGAACTAACTTTATATTTAATTCAAGAGTCTTATATAATCTCTTACTCATCAACTTCTCAGCATAATACCAAGTTGCAGATTCAACTAGAGCTCTAATCTTTTTGGTAGAACCTTTGATATTTACAATCATTTAAAACCCAGCTGTTTCCTTGAATGAATAACCAGTAGGGCCTACAAGATAAAGGGGCCCAGTCCATCTTACTGGATAACCACCTTTTATGACATTTCCCCTTGCCTTATTTCTAGCAGGAGCAGAGTATCCAGCAGCCATCAGAATATCTCCCAACTTGAACTTCTTATCCTTATCGGTTGCAACGACAAAGGCTTTAGTAGAACCACCAGCACTAATCTTAACGTATTTATTACCTTTCTTAGCAATGAGAGTTTCTACAAATTCCTCATACATCTTTGCAGTAATTTCAGATTTCTCAGGAGGCATAAACTCTTTATAAGATTTAATCATAGCATCTTTCATCTTTTCGACACCAGATAAAACATCCTCAGATTTTTCAGATACATAAACTGTCATTTTCTTTCTCTCTTTCAATTTCTATATACAGTATACCATAACTAATAGAATTTGTCAAGTAAAATCGTAGCATCTAACCCCTTGATTCTAAACGATTCTGTAAAAAAGTTCGATAATCTGTCCAACCATCTGAAGTCTGAAACCCCCAAGTTCTCTGTCTAGCCCCATGCCAAAATAAAGTCCAACAGGGCGTATCCTTCTTTAATTCCAACCAATGAAGATCAGTAGCTTTTTTGGTTCTCCAAGAACCAGGCCTTCTCCAAAAAGTACCTTCTGGTGTATGTTCATAGTATCCCCCACTGATAATAAATGTGCCCCAATCCCAAGGATGATCATGTAATATAGGCTCATCAGATAGAAGTATTTTATGCAAATATGCGTTAAACGGAACTCTTACATTGTCTTCTAAATGATCCGACTTTTCTCTAAAAATCAAATGATATCGAATCATATATGGATTGTCACCAGTTCGATCTACTATTACTCGTTTTCTTGTTAAAGACACTATTCATATACTCTGTTATGGGTACTATTAACTCTAACAAATGTAGCACATTTTGTCAAGTCCTTTAGACGTTCTGCACCCACATATGTACAAGCAGATCGAACACCACTAAGAATATCTACAACGGTATCTCTTACAGCTCCACGATAGGGAACCGTAACAGTTTTACCTTCTTCACCTCTATACTCTCTATTGGGATGTCCATGTCTGTCCATAGCAGTTTTGGATGCCATACCGTAAAAACTCATACCTACTGGATCTGGATGATCATCTTTAAATATCAACTCACCATCACACTCATCGTGTCCGGCAAGCATACCACCTATCATAACAAAATCAGCACCAGCTGCAAAAGCCTTTACTATGTCACCAGAAGAGTTACATCCACCATCTGCAATGATGTGCCCTCCTACTCCATGAGCAGCGTCAGCACACTCAATTACAGCACTCAATTGAGGATAACCTATTCCTGTTTTGATCCGAGTCGTACATACAGACCCAGGCCCAACTCCTACTTTAACAATATCCACACCAGCAAGGATAAGTTCTGCTGTCATATCTGCTGTTGATACATTCCCTGCTATGATTGTTGCGTTTGGAAGCAGTGACCTTAACTGCTTTACTGATTCTACAAAATTGATGGTATACCCATTTGCAACGTCAAGACCAACAAATGATACATCAGAATATGTATTGGCAACGCCCACTAATTCAAGTATCTCTTTGTCTGATATACCAGACATTACACAAAGCTTGTTTCTCCGTTCTGCTAAGTGCCAAGACATACCGTCTTTGTTATGGTGCCTAGCAATGCAAGTCACCATGCCATGATGACTCAATTCTTCATGCATCTCAAATGTACCAACAGTATCCATATTACTAGTCATAATAGGAACGCCAGTCCATTCTTTTTTACTGTGATAAAAGGTATAAGTTCTTTCCAGCTCAACATCAAATCTGGATGTGAGAGTCGATCTCTTGGGGCGAATTAATACATCGGAATAGTCTAGTTTGACATCATCCTCTATAAGCATTAGTCTTCCATCTCCATAAACATTTCTTTCTCTGCACCACAATCAGGGCAATACCAATCATCTGGAATATCTTCCCATCTTGTGCCAGGTTCAAATCCTTCTTCTTTGTCACCAAGTTCTTCATCATAGATATAGTCACATGCCATGCACTGCCACTTTCTATAAGGAGCATTAGCCATTTGCAGCGCCAGGCGCTTGTGGATACGTACCATGTTCAATTAACATATAATCATCATCCCAATCAAATGCTTCTTTTACTACATTTGCAGAAAGACCCTTATATTTCTGATGCAACTGTTTATCTTTAGCAGCAACAAGAATGTCAGCTTCATCTGGATGTAATCCTTCTAACATTTGAACAAACATCGCCTCACGTTTATTCTGTGAAAGTGAAGGATTGCCCCCTTCAATAAAATGATAGAGCTTCCTTGCTTCATAGGATAGATTATTATGTTCTGTTCCTTCTGGAGCTTCATTAATTATATACGGCACTTCACCAGACGGTAATTGCCATTTTATTTTGGGATCAAAGGAAGATTTGATTATATGTCTGAGAGAATCAGTATTGTGTTCTTTCAAATAATAAACC